TTTGCGTTTGGATTGGATGCTACAAAATATTGAGAAGTTTGGTTTCTCTTGGGAAGTTCAATCAGAGCCATGGCATATCAGGTATTGTGCTGGAGATAACATTCCGCAAGCGGTACTAGATTTCGAAGCAACACCAGTAGCCGCATAGCATGGATGGCGGGTGGGCGTTAGTTCTTTCGGCTGTCGTCACTGCTGTCGGTGGGGTTATGGTCACGTTGCTTGCTATGGTTCGTAAAGAAAACAAGGATGACCATGCTGTTGTTTCTGGTATGTTGCAACACGTTTTCAAGAGTGTTGGTACGGTTGAAACTAAACTAGATAAAGTGTCGGACAATTTGAAAGAGCATATAAATAGTCACAAAAATAACTGACTAACATTACGGATACCTGATACTTTGTCAGGTCTTATGACAGAAGAAACGCTATACAATATAAGAAGATTCTTGATAAAAGCCCGTGTCTCAAGTCACACAGAGGAACAAGAATTCTTTGACGCACTCAACGCATTAGACCACATGATTGCCTCACTCACATACCAACAGGTAAACTAGCCCAATGGACGAAGGGTACAAATATACGATGGTACTCATCACATGGCATGACGCACACTCTGTTAGCACAGGCTGGATGCCTGTCACAGACGTTGAACGGGAACCTGCTGTCGTACAATCGTTAGGTTGGCTGTTACTTGACGCGAAGCCTAACCACATCGTTATAGCGCAATCTTTCATTGATGAATCATGCGACCACATACTTGCTATCCCGTCGAAGATGGTGGAGAATATAAAAATTCTTTCGTAGATACTTGACAAACGTGATACCGCCCTGTAGGGTGATACACACATCAACTTAACGAAGGGAAACGCATGGAAATTACTTTACAACGCATCACCAAACCTACACACGGGGAACAAGATTGGTTAGACCTAAGATTTTGGGACGCCAATAAACGCAAACGAGTTTCAGCGTCAGCAGTAGCAGCAATCTACGGGCTACACCCATTTGTGCCAGCAGACAAATATGCGGCAGAACTATTAGGTGACATCCCACCATCACCGATACCACCGAACCCTGCCATGGAACGCGGTAACCGTTTGGAACCGTTCGTACTTGAATGGGCTTGCGATAAAACTGGAATCAAATACATCACACCAGAAGAAATGTTTGTCGCAGAAACACCTAACGGCGCACGGATGATAGCCACACTCGACGGACTATACGAAGACGGTGCTGTCCGTAAGGTGTTGGAAATTAAAACAATGAACCGTGAATGGGGTGGCGAACTACCTGACTACTGGCGCATCCAAGGTATACAGCAAGCAATCTGCGCTGACGTAGATGTAATCACATGGGCAATATTCGATAGCACTATGGTGTTACACATTGTTGAACAGAAAATATCTGACGCAGAAAAGCAAGAACACTGCGACGCTGTAGCAAAATGGTTGGTGTCAATAGATTTAGGTATCACACCTGAAGGCGTTCACTGGTCATACGAGACGATTAGCACCCGTTACCAGCGCCCAGAGAACACAACTATCGAACTGCCACCTACAGCATCAGAACTTGTAGCACAACTTAAGCATGTTAAGAAAGAGTTGAAAGCATACGGGGAGTTAGAAGACCAATTGAAAGCAGAACTGTGCGACATGATAGGCGCAAACGAGTACGCGACTGTGAACGGCACTGTTGTAGCCACATGGAAAGGTAAGTCGTGGGCGTCTTTGGATGTCAAAACATTGAAAGCAATGGAACCAGCGATAGCAGAAAAATACAGTAAGCAAGTAACTAACAGAACACTTCTCTTGAAAGGAGAACGATAATGAAACTAGAAGATATCATCACCAAGTACGGTGTACCAGACCCGTCCATCGTAGGGAAACTACCGCGAGGTGGCATCCAACTTGACTTCGTAGGTCACGCAGAAATTAACCGCATCCTCATAGACATAGACCCGATGTGGTCATGGGAGCCATGCGGTTGGAACAATGGCAGACCAGCAATCAACGAAGCGAACGGTATGGCAACGATGTGGGGCAACCTCACAGTGTTAGGCAAATCGATGTTAGGTGTCGGTTCGGTACGGGCAGACAAACCTGACTTAGATAAAGAACTCATCGGAGACTTCCTTCGTAACGCATCCATGCGGTTCGGTATCTGTCTGAGCCTATGGTCAAAGTCGGAATGGGATGAAAGCAAATCGGTGATAGCGGGAAAGCCACTAGCAGGCAAGGCTATGGCTTCTCCCGTGACCGACGACAACTCGGCACTAACCAAAGTGCAGGTCAAACAGTTCGTTGATGCCTGCGAAAAAGCAGGGCTGACACCTAGTGCAGTAGCAGAAAAAGCGGGGCTGAATTGGGCTGGACAAATCTTACAAAAAGATTTAACAACATTGCGTACAGCGTTCTCAACAATGAAGGAAACAGTTAATGGCTAATTTTAGGACGGTAGACCCAACAGGTAAGAACCGTTCAACTGCGATGGTGTCACTGCGTTTAACAACAGAACAGATGGCGAACATTAAACATCTGTGCAAAGAACGGAACATTGGCAGAAGCCTTTTGTTTCGCCAACTGTTAGCAGAGGAGTGGCAACGTGTCGAAAGAACGCGCTAAAGGAACCAGTTTCGAAACCTTTATAGTGAACTACTTGGCAGGCTTCTACCCTCATGTGGAACGGCGCACTTTACAAGGAGTGAACGACAAAGGTGACATCACTGGCACTGACCCTCGTCTTGTTTGGGAATGTAAAAACCAGAAGGTGTTGAACTTTTCAACATGGTTACATGAAGCCCAATGGGAACGCGATAACGCTAAAGCAGAACTAGGGATAGTTGTGGCGAAGCGTCGTAGTTATGGTAATCCCGCAGACCAGTATGCGGTCTTAAGACTAGAAGACTTATTAACTTTACTCAAGAAAGCAGGATACTAATGAACACTCACAAATATAAAGTCGGAGACAAAGTTGTCATCGACGATGAGCAAGGCACTATCGAATCTGTTGATGCGACACATCCGTCAGGGGCTGTGCGATATTTGGTTCAGTATGGTAGGAGTATTTTGTCAGCGGTCGATGTCCCTGAAAGCGAACTCGAACCATGGGTGGAAGGGATTTAACGATGGAAGATATAGCCCGCGAACTATACGAATGTTTGATGGAACGAATCTACAGTGTGAACCCTTACCCAGCCAGCATGGGTGCGTCTTCGCGTGAGCGTCAAGCGATGGATGCTTTCATGAACCGTGGCTACGAGGTAGTCAAACCCGATGCCGATTGAACGCACCGAAGGGTACGAACCATCACATGACATCAACCCGCATGACTTCACAAAAGATTTAGCGTTCGGACATCAAGGCGAGGAGATAGTCAAACAGTTCCTCGTAGACCTGAGCGAAGGTTCCTTCGAAGTAAAGTATGACAGATTCCGTAACGGAAGAATCTTCGTAGAGTTTGAACAGAACCCACGAAACACAGGGTGGAAGCCATCTGGTATAGCGGTAACTAAAGCGAAATGGTGGGTATATGTGTTTTCTCCCAACGCTTTCTGTATAATAGAACTAGGCAGACTAAAACGATATCTCAGAGCGAACAAGGACAAACTCCAGATACGGGTCGCCGCACCTAACTCAGACAATCCAGCGAAAGGATTTCTTATATACCCACAACAAGTGAATGAGTTGATGACTATATCCACATACGATTAGAGGTTTAATGTTAAAACATATTCTTGCCACCACAACAGGGTTACTGTTATTCGGGGGGGTTCCGTCAGTTGCTGAAGCCCCACCAGCCCCGCTCCCAACTATCAAAGTTGTAGCGGTTAGTAATTCGATTTTAGAAAACAACCCCGAACGGGTGATACAGTTCCGTCATGGGGACTGCTCATGGGTGCCAGCCATGGCAGTAGAAGCAGGGTGGGCTACCGAAGACATCCCTCAGTTAATCAAAATTATCCAACGAGAATCAGGGTGTTGCCCGAACAGGGTAGGCGGAGACAAAGTAGATAAGAACTGTCTTATTACAGGAGTGTCCGAATGGAACCACAGGTCAGACAGCGGGCTGTTACAAATCAACGGCGTTCACTGGAAACCTGACCACGCCCAATACGACGGACTGGTATGCAAACGCATGGGCGTATGCACACAAGCCCCGTTACTGACCGCTGAAACGAACCTACGCGCAGGTAAACTACTCCACGATGTAGCAGGCTGGCGTCCATGGTTTGCGATACAGCCCTGATATAGTTTGCTTATGAAGGGAGCCAGAAGAACTAGATGGTATTGCGACCTATGCGATATGACACTAGATACATACAAAGAATTCGTTGAAGTGCCTTTGCATTTATGCGAACCCAAAATCTCTAATTCAAGAGAACCGAATATCCAACCAATGAAAGAGGAAACTAATGAATAACATCACGATAGTAGGCAACGCAGGCAAACCAATAGAGTTGAAATACAGTCAGACAGGTATGGCTGTAGGTACTTTCACTGTTGCCACAACAAGCGGTAAAGATGATAAGAAGGTAACTGTCTGGCACAATGTCACTGTCTTCGGGCAGATGGCAGAGTTCGCCGCAGCGTCAATAGAAAAAGGTGCAAGAGTTATTGTCGCAGGCAAACTCGACATTTCATCATACGAAAAAGATGGTCAAAAGAAATTCACTACCAAAATTTTGGCTGACGAAGTTGGTTTAACATGCCGTTTCAATGCGGTGTTGGTAGATAAAACTCCGCAAGTGTTGAACCAAGTAGAGGCGAGTTTTGGAAAGATAGGTTTCCTTGAACAAGAAGAAGCGTTCTAATGGATGTGATGGAGTTGGGGTTTGACCAATGGTTAGAGATAGGTGTGCGTAACGGGTTCGTTTCGCCACCTGTCTGCTACACCCATGACGGGTTGCCGACAACACTAACTGAGGACACAGAGTTTGAAGAAGGTTCCGACCCGTGTCTACATATCATGCGATGCTACGAAAGCCCTGACCAGAAAGAATCTGTTGAACTTAACTTCTCGCCCGCGATTTGGAGAAACAACTACCGTGATTGAAGATTTTGATAGTAGCGGAGCAGAAATATTGTTAGAAGCACACTCACTGATAACTGGTGACAGACAGAAGCAGTACGCACACCCGTTTCATGACTACACACAGGCACGCGACATCTTTGAAGGGATGACAGGGGTTTCTTTAACTGTTGAGCAGGCTATCTTGTTTATGGTTGCAGTCAAGTTGTCTCGTCTTAGGACAGCATTGGATGACGGTGGCTGGCATCATGACAGTATCGTGGACACAGCAGGCTACCTTGGTTGTCTTGCGATGGTTCACGATGTGCGAAACGAATCATGAAAGCAAACTTGTGTTCATGTTTGCCTAACAGATTATTGCCAACTAAACCTGTATGCGGGGAGAAATTGGATGATACGGATATTGACTGACAAAATAGTAAATGATTTACTGGACGAGATAGCACGCCTTCGGGCTTTAATAGAACAACTTAAAAGCGAATTACACACAGCGAATACGGAAAGATATAAACATGATTGACTTAAAACATTTACATTGGTTTGACCAAGCGGTATGCCGAAGCATGGGAACAAAGATATTTTTTCCCGATACTTTCGTTGGTGTTTCTACAGCAGGGATATATAAAGAAGCGATACAGGTGTGTGAGAGATGCCCTGTCTCAAGCCAGTGTCTTGATTTTGCGATGGCATCAGAGAAGACCGATGTCCGTAGGTATGGTGTGTGGGGTGGTAAAACTCCGCGAGAGCGAGAGTACCTAGAGTACGGTGGTTCTGTGCGGTCGCATCATTTCCCTATGGAGACACCAGAAGTTAATGAACTGCCCCGCTCAACGCAAGAGAAGGGGATACCTTGCGGAGCAGAACAGTCCACTCTTTAATCTATCAGATGTGTACTAACTGTATCCGATAATTGTAGTCATGCGATAGGTCGCATCGGTTGGTGTCAAGTTTGGCTTGATATTCGGTGGTGTATTGGTGGGCTAAGTCTGGATGTTTAGACCATCGGTGGTTAGTGCCGTACCCTGAACCCCGCCAATATGCTACGGGCTGGTTGCCTGCCATTTTCACGACCACAAAGTGATGTCCTAATGGTTTGTAGTGTTCGGTGGTGTCGCGTTTGAATACTGTTTCTTTGATGTGTAAAAGTATTTCAACGGACGGGCGTGTCATTATGAACCTAGATATTTTCTGGCGTATCATTCGGTGGCGCCGTAGTTGTGGCATGAGAAGTCGCGTGTGCTAGGTGCAACTGCAAGCAGGTTCTCTAACTGTTCCCAACCATTATTCTCTGCCTGTTCTTCGTCTGTCCCGTCTGCCGTTATTGTTATTGTGTATGTGAGTACATATGTTTTAGTTTCCATTTTAATTATTCTCCTTCTTTGTAGTCAATGTAATAGTCAATGTCCATGTCCGTGTCGCGTTGTGCTGGTGTCTGCCCGTTCAAGGCGTTCATCATCTCAACTGCTTTCACGATTTGATTGTTTAGTTCTTGCTCGTTGGTGGCGTACTGTCCGTCACCTAGATAACCCCACGATGCAACGCCTGTCTCCGTGTTGATGGTCGCGCCGTCTTCAAACTTCTCGCGTTCCATCTCAACATCGTGATACCACAATTCGTTATCGCTGTCGTAAGACATGATGTAATGGTGGATAGTTGGTTGCTGTATCATGGTGTCACCTTCTCGCAACACTCGCCACAAAAGAACCCGTTAGGGTATCGCGTGTTATATTCTGGCTCAATGTGTTGGGCGTCTTTGTTCGCGTATCCGCAAGCAAGACAGACAAGGCGCTCGTCGTCTATGGTGTACCCGATAGTTCGCTGGTCACTCATCGTTGTCTTCTTCGTTGTCTGCTACCCAGTCGTTGAGTAAATACCAGAGGGCATCGTTACCTAACTCAATAACCCTGTCATTTAATTGTTTGCCAATTTCACCCATAACTTCATCGCATTTATCTGCTGACCAGTCAGGGCGAATTGCTTTGATGTCTTCTCCTACCCATTTAACTGCGACCTCGTTGGTGTGGTCGCTCATCCGTAATCCGAACTCGTTCATTGTGCTTTCCCCTTTCGTCTCGGTGTTCCGTTCATATCGTATTGCCCTATCTCAACCCAACACGATGTGACGGTGGATAAGTAACCATCCGCGTCTACTATCTGCGGATAGGCAACTGCGTAGATGGTTCGTTGCTTCTGTCCGACTGCGTGGATGTTGATGTCCCACTTGTCGTTGTAAGAATAGAACTCGTCAAAGCCTTCGTATGCCCTGTCATCGGCAACCAACCCGAGAAGATAGCCCTGTGTAAAGGCTTCTAGTTCTCGCCGTTCGTTGTCGTCTATTTGTGGTAACTCGTTTGGTGTATCCATTAGTTCCCCTCTACTTCTTCAATTCCCCAGACGGTACACTCGCTGTCTTCTACCTTTTGCTTGTCGCTTTCGTACCCGTTGTCTGCCCATATCTGTTGGGCTTCGTCAGGGCTTTGCGCTTGAATATAGTAGGCGGTGTAATTAGTTTCGGTTACCATGATTTTGTATTCTTTAGTTGTCGTATCCATCATTCTCCTTCTAACGGTTGGATGTCATTCTTTGTACACCAGTGGTCATAACATTCGTCACAAACATAGGTGTCTTCTTCATAGATGCGCTCAGTGTTGTCTTCGTTGTTTCCGATTGGGGCAAGATTCCAGTCCTCAACCATCACGACATCGCATTCAGTACACACTTGCGTTCTTGCTGTCTTAAGTATCGTGTCTACTATCTCTGTCTTTGTCGCGGTCATCGGTAAGACTTTGCTGTCTCCCGATAGCCCCATTATTATTATCTCTGGCATTATCTCTCCCCTTCTTGTAGTGTGTTGATTGCATCTAACATTATTTTTATCGTTGCGTTGTATTCTGTTTTATAGTTGTATCGTTTGCCCGTCTTGCCGTTAATGCGCTGGTCAGAATGCCAGTCGTGCTCGTCAGGCACTATGCAATGCTCCCAGTTCTCGCCGTTAGTCCCGAAGACATGATTGGTTGTCAAGTCCATCCATATTTCATCTTCGCTAATGTTCAGTTCAATTTCTAACTCTTTACACTTATCTATTAGTTGCTGTTCTAATGATTGCTTCATGCTTTCCCCTTTCGTAAGTTGTATCTATACTGTATCACACTTAATAGGTCTTGTCAAGGGTAAATACTGTGACTCTTGTCACAACCCCTGTGACTCTTGTCACACAATACTGTCTTAAGACATGCATAACGAACACTCGTTCGCCAAACATATGTTCGCTACCCTCGCATTTTCTTGCGGTCAGTTCGGCGTACCCACCAAGCAATAACGCAAGCCTCGCCCGCGAATATTGGAAGAAAACTTAACGGAAAGATTAATCCGTAACCAATAACTAACCCAATATATAAAGTCACTTTCAATGTCCTAGTCATCGTAAGCCTGCCCGATATTCTTCTTCTTGCTTCATATATATAACGGGCGTTGCTGTCTGCTCGTTCGCTTCCATCACTACCCTTGCATAGTCTTGTCGTTCGCTGTCTGTCATGTTCTCCCAAGTGTGGACATCTTCATCAGACCATAGTTCCAAGTCAAGTGTGACGAGGTTCTTAGCGTTGCCATATGTCCCGCTTTCAATGTCTACCCATAGCGCACTAGGGTAGTAAGTTGTGTCTCTGCTCATTGCGCTGTCTCCTGTTTTGGGCAGTCCGCGAATGGGTTTTCGTTGCCATCGTTGTCTTCGCAGAAGCAATACCCGAATATCCCCACCTGAGTAGAGTGTGTGAGTTTTGCCATTTCGCCCATACTCATTTGGTCTGTGTTGTTTTCGTTTGCTTCAACCCAATAAGCAATATAGGCTTCTTCTGCGCTGTCAATATATTTATTACTCACTTTGCCCCCCTTACTGCTTCAAGTGTTCGCAAGATAGCGCGTAAAGATAAGTATGCTTCGCGCTTCGTGAGACCTAAATATCCATCGCCTAAATGCAATGGCTTGTCAGACCAACCTGAGTTGCCTGCGTAGCCTGCGGTATAAAGTCTGTACGCTCTCCCGTTAGTCTTGCTACCTTTGTCTAGTAAGACTTTAGTCTCGTCTGGTAACAAGTTAGCCCACCTTAATTCTTCGGCTATCATTTTGACTAATTGGTCTAACTGTTTATCTGTTGTGCGTTCCATTATTTATTGCCCCTGTTCTGTTTGGTTATATCGTGGATAGTTTCGGCATCGTGCTGTGCCTGCGTACTGCGTAGCCTTGTCTAGTTCAATAGCATCTTCGCCATAGTGTTCTATGTATCGGTAAGCGTCACAGTCTTCTTCTAGATATGCTTTGCTCCCATTCGGTGACTGATATGAAAAGGTAGAGATACCGCTAACTTGTCGTGCTAATTCCATTGGCACTACTAACCAAGCATGCCCGTTATCGGCTACCCATTTTGCTTTGTTTGCTTTCATTATTTATTCCCCTTTTGTTTTGTAGTTGTTACTTGCTTAACTGTAATACACTTAGTTAGTCTTGTCAAGTTCTATCTATATGACATTTGTCACACTGTTTGAGTCGTGCCATTGCGTACCCTCGCCTGCTATCGGCTGGCATAAGTAATCTATATGCCCGTACCTATTCCGCGAGTCAAGTATCAAGACCGCGAACTTTAATTCTGTCCCCGATACTCTCAACATTCCGCGCCTACCAACTGCCTGCGCTAATTCGTTCTGGCTAGTCATTAGTTCCCTTTGCTTTGTAGTTCAACATATAACTCACCGATAACTGCGCTTAAGCGTCCTATCTCACTGTTTAGAGTGTTTACTAGTGCCACTAGATTAGTCGCACCCGATACCGATAGTTTCATAGTTTCGGCAGTGCGATAACCTAACCAATTATCTATCCCCCATAGCAGTAGATTGTCGTCTAATTCTTTAAGTGCGTAGTCTAACTTTTCTTCTTGAGTGTTCTCTGGCATTATTTCCCCTATCTGTTGTATGTCACTAAACTGTTGTCTAGTAATCGTGCCTATCTAGAATTGAATCTCACGCCTAAAGCGATAGGCTAACTTTGCTACCAATTCTCTATCGGTGCGTGACACTTGCCACAATTATAATCTGCTAATTCATAGTTCTGCCATGTTGCTATTGGGTGTTTCTCGTTACCTTCTGGGTCTATCTCTGGCAGTGTCTCGCCACACTCGTAACAATAAATATCTGCGTGAAAGGCGAAACCTATCGTGAATTTATCTCTCATTTATTCCCCTATCTGTTTGGTATCACGACACTGTTGTGTCGCTAGTCCCTAGTTAGAATTGAATCTCACGCCTAAAGCGCTAGGGGAATTATCTAACTAGCGAACCTCATGAGGATTATTTACAGGTTCGCAAGCCTGCACAAACTTGAACCTATCAAAGCGTGGATTATCTTCTGCCAATTTATCGGCGAGTAATCCCGTTGCCCAATAAATACCGTCGTTTGCGGAAGAATCCCCGAAATTGTCTTCGTGCGCTTCGCTAATCGCTTTCGCTATTAGTTCGTAATCTTTCCTAGTCATCGTATATTTCCCCTATCTGTAAAAACAAGCCTTATTGCTTGTCACTAGTAAGCGTAGGGGATGCCACGACGAAAAGCAACATTTATTTTAGTGACTCTTGTCACACACCACACAAACGCACAAACACAAACACACACTCTCTCTCTAGGCAACCCGAAATATTTTCTACTATGGCGATAGTGTTTATTATTTTGTGGTCAGATGGTCACTATGTGTGAGGCGTACGCTTGTTTGGCGAACATATGTTTGGTTACGAACACTTGTTCGGGTCAGAAACTTTGTGCGATTGTGCGCGAACTAGGGTGAGTGCCGCGGATGGTGGGGTATATACATAGATATAGCGTTTTTGTATGGATTCACTCTAGGTTTTGTTAAGGTTCTGTTTTGTCTGACGCGCCCTGGCGGGCTTGTCGGCGGTTGTGGTGGGGCAGGTTTGTTGGGGTCGTAAAGTTTTTGTAGATGTGTGGGTGGTTTAGTTGTTTTGTGTGGTTCTGTTCTTGGGTTAAGGGCAACTCGCGAAGCGAGGCGGCAGTTGTTGGTGGGCGGTGATGCTAAAACAACATGATGCTCTTTCCCCCCACTGTTCACACTTGCGTGTTGGTCGCCGTAACTGTTTTAGCCGACACCATTGTTTCACTAGTTGCCGTTAGTACGCTGCTCAACCTATTCGATGATAGGTCGTCTACCCCAGTTCCCTGGTGTTGATGCCCCGCACCTTGCAACAGGTGTACAGCCATGATATTTGCTGGTGTGTCGTCATCCCGACGAGTGTCAGGTCAGTGTAGCAGATGTTCAACGTTTTTGTTGTGTGGTGTACAATATTTTTTTATGGGTACCCGCCGCCAAGTTTCGCCCGCAGATAAAGCACGATTCTTTCAAGCGATAGCAGCAGGGTCATCCATTTTGGATGCTTCCCGTATTGCAGGTATTCATGTGAACACTGGTTGTAAATGGTTGAAAAAATCTAAACTAGTTCAAGCGAAACGTGAAGAAGCGGAACTGGTGTTGGGTAAACATTACCGTAACCAGGGTGGGGTGCAACGTGATTTGGATGCCGACATGTTGGAAGCAGCAGAGTTACCGCCAGCAGTCCCGTTGGATAGGTTATCTGAAGATGCTAAACGTGGGCTTGTAGATTTCGATTT